GTCCCCAGTTCACGTCGACCAGGTCTTCGATGACGTGCTGGGTGGTGACGTCCGCAATCTGCATCGCCACCGTCTGCAGGGACAGGGTGAAGAAGTCCGCGAACGTTGAACCGAGCGCCCACGAACCTGTCTCGGTGCCGAGGTTCAGGAAGTGCGCCAGGACGCCGCGCGCAATCTGCTCGTCGTAGTACCGGATCGGCTTGTCAGCGTCCGGGAGTGTCCCCTCCACGCCTTTCAACGCCAGCTCAGCAGTGTTCGGAACCGAGGCGCCGGAGTTATCCCCCGATCGGAACCCCTTGGCCAGCTTCAGGCCCGCGTCGAGCTCGTCCTTTTCTCGCTTGATGCGGTCCTCGCCGGAAATGGAATCCGGGAGCTTTGATCCGGTGTAGACCGGGACTCCCATACCGTTGCGATCTACCGTCTGCGCCTGGACGCGCAACAGGCGGTCCTTCAGCAGCCAGTACTTGTACGCCGGCCGGAGGAGCGACTGACCCAGCCAGTTGCCGCCCTCACGCTCGTTGACGTACACGGCAAGCCTTTCGACTCCCATGCGGGTGCCTGCGCCGGATCCCGGGCCATGCTGATGGATGGCCACCAGGCCGCCGTCAGGAGCAACGTCCACGCGCGAAATGGTCTTCGGCGGGCGCCAGGCAAGTTTTCGGAGCCGGGCCCGGCCGCTGTCATCGATGCGGTAGACCTGTTCGAACACCGAGTGGCCGAAGGGCAGCATCAGCAGCGACAGCCGCAGGTGCTCCGCCCAGGAGAACCTGTCCCGGGTACGCAGAACAGGCGCATTCTCCTCTCCAACCAGAGGCAGGCCCATGTCGTCGGCTACCTGCCGGGCAACCTCGGGCCGTGCGCCATTGGGGTCGATGCGCCATTTGGTCCGGCGGATCGGGAGCGTCATGGCCCTCAGGACGGATATGACCTGGCCGTCCTGCCGGCGCATCCGGTCGTACACCTCGATGTTGTGCGGCCACTGGAGCTCCGGAGTTTCTTCCTCGTCCAGCTGCGTCCACCATTCGGTGGCGGTGCTGGCATAGCCCTTCTCCGACTCGGGAACTGTCATGCTGCGCGCTCCTTTCGTCAGAAGCCCTGCTGGGCCCAGTTGTCATCGGGTGAAAACTCGGTGTCCGCGGTCCGGACTGCTTCCGGCGCAGGTGGTGGCGGGGGCGGTACGACCTCGCGGCGGCCCATCAGCCACTTAGCTGCCGTGAACGCCATGAGGGGTGCCACCTCTGCCGGTGACGCCCTGTGATCGGGGATGGACGCGCCTCCGCTGAAGACCTTCACGACGGCCGTTGCCGCCGCGGTATCCAGCACAGGCTGCGGGTTGTGGTGGACGGTGACGTCCCGAACGGAGTCGAACACATCTGCCCAGCCCGCGGTGAGATCACCGCCGGCCCATTCGACGACCGGGATCGTGAACCCTTCGTCCTCAGCCAGCGCCGTCATCAGCGGGGAAATCGGTGCGCCTCGGGACTGACCGGCCACGGCTTTGATCCTGCCGCGGCGCTTGTCGTCCATGAGGTAGTCCTTGACCCACTCGGAGCCGTGACGGGCGGTCGCGATCTCCACCTGGGCTTTTCCGTCGGCGCGGTAGCCTCCGAATGCCACGAACGTCATGGAACGGTCGTGTGATTGGTCAACACCTGCCCAAATCTGGGAGCCGGGGATGATCCTGTGCTCTTCGGCGACTCTCTGGCTGCCATCCGGGAGGACTTCAACCGGGTTCTTACCCTTGTCCCACGAACCTGGCGGGAAAGGGCCCAAAAGCGTGCCCTCGGACCATTGGCAGAGGACTTCAGTGCGGAAGACCCACTCCGGATCGGTCCTGCACGCTGCGGCGATGGTCCGTTCGGTGAAACCAGGGTTCCAGTTCAGCGACGGATTGCCCTGCGCCCATCCCTGCCGGTCGCGCTTGTCGCAACCAGGGGCAGCGGACCACTCGAACAGGCCGAGGGTGTCCTCGTCCTGTTCGAAATCGGCCAGATCTTCGTCATCAAACTCTTCTTCGTCATCGACGAGGTCCTCGACGTCGAGCAACGTCGGACCGGAGGCGCCGATCTCCTCGCAGATGCCATCCGGATCCCCGATAGCCTGGTGAGCCATCTTGCGGAGGTAGCGAAGGACGACGGATGTGAGGTCGCCGGCGTTGGAGAGAGCCAGAATGAGGGCCTCAGCCTGCGCCATCGTCGTTTTGGTGATCGCGCCCCAGGCTTCCCAGTTCTGATGCTCTCTCAGCTCGTCGAGCATGATCAGATTTCCAGTGAAACCACGGCCGGAGCGGCGGTTGGCTGCTTTGACCTTGTAGCGGGCCTTGACCTTATCGCTGGAGCCGTCCTTCAGCTCCAGCGCCTTCTTGCCGTTGACCTTGACGACACGTTTCAGGAGTTTGGAGAGCTCGTCGTCTTCTTCGACCAGATCGACTGCGCCTTGCCAGACTTCCTCAGCCGTTTCGAGGTCCTGGGCAGTGCCCATCACCAGCGGCCAGCCCCATACGATCATGAACCACAGCGCGAGCACCTGTGACAGTGTGCTCTTGCCGTTCTGGCGGGCGATCAACACCACCACGGTGCGGAAACGTAGCGTCCCGTCAGGGAGCAGCTCCAACATCCGACACAGAAGGACCTTCTGCCACGGATACAGCTTGAGGTGTAGCACGTCCTCGGCGAAGTCGATCACGTCATAGCCCAGAGTCGTATCGGGCGTCAGGGGCCTCAGTGGGGGAGTGCAGACTCGCGGCTCGGCCGAGCCGTAAACCTTCTTTCGCTTCGAACCGCTGTGCGCCGGCTCGGGGACATGGCAGACAGACCGGTAAAAGTCTCCCGGGTCTACGTCATCCGGTCCGCTGATCGGTCCGGCGGGCTGCGGCGCGAGCTTGGAGGTCGGAGACATTCGAACCCTCCGGCTTCTTTCCTTCACCAGACGACGCTGCTCCGGCTACAGCGACCGGCAGCGAAGCAGGAGTTATCTGAAGCTCATTGCAGGCCTTGAGGTAGTTGGGCACCGTGGTGGTCATGGCCTTCTGCAGGGCTTCCATGCTGTCCCGCTGCGCCTCGTCGATCATCCAGGCCAGCGTCTTTACTGCCGCCACGGGACCGGCGAACCTGGGGCCCTGCAAGTGCTTGGCTTCGGCAATGCTCTGGGCGGTTGCATCGGCCATGTAGCCGCGCTTCCGGGCAGGCTTCACCAGCGGAGCGAACCTGTCACCCCACGCCCGGATCTGCTCTGCGGTCTGCCGCTCAACCGCTAGCGCTGGGTGAGGGATGACGCGGCCGCGGGGATCCGTTACGACCATTCCCTCTTCTTCGACGCGTTTGCGGGCTTCCCGGAGGCGGGCCATCAGAGTGCAAAAGGTCTCCAGCGCGGAACGGTCCACGTTTCCCACGAGGTCGTTGCTGGCGACGATTTCGTTCCATACATCGGCCACGGCCTCGGGGAGATGATCGGGTGCCTCGATGAGATCCTGAGGGGCGGCAGGTTGGCGTGGCTTCATAGGTTCAGCACCCCCAGTTTCATCGTTCCGTAGGTTACCTGTGTCGTGACCAACTGGCCGGCGGTTATGGTCCCGATCGGGCGGGCCTGGACGTTGGACCAGTCAGCGGCGCTCTCCGGGCGGAGGCGGGCAACCAGGTCGGAGAGTGTTCGGCGGGAATGCCGCCAGTCGATCAGGATGGCAATGTCCGACACACACATCTGTGGATAGTCCGCCAGGACCTCACGGACGGCCGGCTCGGCGTCTTCGGAAGCTGACGGGCGGTAGTACCGGTCGCGCGAGCCCGGAGCGAGAGCCCTACGGACAGCGTTGCGGGATGCTCCGCGCACACGGGCTACACCTCGGATGGACTGGCCTTCACCGTGCAGCAACCGGAGGGCCGGGCGATCGTACATGCCAAGCCTCCCTTTGAACACTTGCCGGGCTAGTAGCGGACGATCGCGGACTCTTTGCTCGTGGCCACGAGGGGCGCGAGTGCAACCATCACGTCGTCGTTCTCGTCGTCGTTGGAGCTGGTCGGGACGTACAAGCGATCGAGGCACTTGCCTCGAGGGATAGACCGTGTGGAATAGAACCTGATCTCACCACCAGACTGGAAGTCGATGGCGTGGGCACCATTGGCACGGCTGATCCGTACGACCTCGCTCTCGTCCAGGATCTCCTCAATCGCACCGAGGAATCCCTGAGCCAGTGTCAGATTCTCTGCGAAGATTGCCACCTTGGCGCCCTCCTCGGCAAACGCCAGAGCTTCCTGCAATGGCAGGGGCTTCCGTGGCAGCGCCGAGCTGGCCATTGGTCCAGCCTGGTTGTGAGTTGGTATCCAGACTTCGTTATCCACGTTGTTGCCGTACTGGTCTGACATCTCGCTACTACCCCTCGCGCTTGTCAAACGTGATCAGGTAGCTTCCCTGCAGGTCGAAATGCTCGGCCACGGAGTTGAGCACATTCATGTTGAGACTCAGTGCCGGCGTGTACTTGGCCCACTCCTTGTTCCGCTCGTCCGCGTAGTCAGCCGTGAAGGCCAGCTGTGTCTGCTCGCTGTCGGAGGTTTTCTCTTTTCGGTAAAGGGTGGCAACTGCGGTGATCTGAGTCATCTCGGGCCTTCTTCCGTGGGTTCTCTTGTCGGTGAGGAATAGCAGTGAGCGCAGGCCGTGATTGTTCCTACTAGGGCAACGCCCGATTGGTGGATCATATGGACCTCAGCCGTGCACAGCGTCGCGTGGAAGCATTCGGAACAGAGCTCTTCGAGCATGAGCGGGTGGCCAACTGTCATCTGACCAAACACCAGCTGCTTCGCACCGGGAACCAGGTCTATGACGAGGTCACTATCGGGGATCCGAAACTGCTCCGACATCGGCGTTGACCTTCCTTTGCTCCATGGGTCCGTTTTCCCCGCCAATTCAACGAACTGGGGGGATTTCGGGGGGATTTTTCCGGGGG